ACCATATGGAAGCTTTCTATCATCACCTAACAATCTAAAGTGAGCAATTTCCCATGATTGGAACGTCATATTCTTATTTTTCCAATCAAAATGTAATGGCTTTCTATCTTCAGGATTTTCAGGTTCTACTGTAATTTTTTGACTTGTTCCAGCTTCTCTACGTTCAATTTCAATTGTAGGTAATTGTTGACAACCTACAACACCTTTTTCAGGGTCTAATTTTAAATAAACAAAGTTATCACCATACTTACAAGTGTTTCTTGTCCACATTGGTAAGTTAGTATTAATATCTAAGTTGTTGTTGAATAAATCCGCCAACACTCCCTTGATTCTTTTTGATTCAGAATAAATTTGTAAAATAAATCCATCTTCGTTTGTTGTTGTGGATTCTTCAGCATAAATGTCTAAAGCTGCTGAAATTTCAGGAGTATACTCCATCGATTCGTAATCGTACTGTGCAGATAATCTTGATGGCTCATAATAAATTGCTTGAGAATATAAGTTGTTTTCAACCTTAGCCCATTGATTTGATAAGTAATATGATTGTTGTGCCTGTAATTTTTCTTTTTCGTATTCTTCTCTACTTTTGGTGCGTAACAGCTCCTTTTTATCAAACTTGTACGTTGGATAATCCTGATTTAATAATGAATTTGGACCAAAGGTCTTTGATAACCTTTGCCACACCGTAAGATTTTGTTCGCTCATATTACAATTTTACTTATTACCTTGATAATATAAATAGTTATTACGCACCAAATAACCATCCATATTTTTGGTAATCGGCTCTACTTGGTCCACTATTTGCTGGTCTACCATCTCTACCCATCTGTGGTACCATAGGGTTAAAAAATTCTGAAGCGTTTTTATTTTCATTAACCACTGTTGACCATGAGTTCAACATTGCCTTTGTATGATTTACTACTTTGGTTAAAGATTGGAAAGATTTTTCCGCAACATAAATTGCCATAGACATTCCCATTATACAGTCATCATGATGTCCTTTTTGGTGGTCAGGTCTACCATTTACATAAATGAAAGTATTCATTTCATTATATAATCTATGAGAGTAAACTTTGAATCCATGTCTTACAGATTCTTCAAATGAAGCAATAATTTGAACCCTTTTATTGTTAAAATTAATACCAGGAATTTTTTCATTCATTTTTGGGTCAAATTTCCATTTGTTTGTTGTATCAATGTTATCAACATACAATCCACCTCCATATGAAAGTTCTTGCATTTTTCTCGCTGTTGAAACTCCCATACCACCTGTAATATCAATTACACAATATGCGCTATATAAATTTCCCCACTTGTAAGCAATTTCGGCAATTACATCTGGTGGAACTTTTCCAACATATTCTAACACTTGTTCTCTTTCGTCAAAATCAATGATTTGGATACACGAGAAGTCTTCTGAATCTCCACGAGATACATCGACACCCATAACGTATTTGTGACCGTTTACGGGTTCTTTGAATATCCACAGTGACCCTCCCATAAGTTTTGCTTGGGGTTCACGTAATGTGTTTTTGGCAATACCTTGCATTAATTCTGATTCGAATACGTTGTCACCTGAACCTAAGAAGTTACATTCCAACTCCTGAGCCACCTTACGTCTGTCAAACTTCAATTTTTTAACCATCCCCTCAAACCAAGCGGAACATGGTTTATATCCTTGTTCCATATATTCTGTGGTAATTGAATGGTCTCTTTCGTATGGATTTTCTATCGATAAATTAATTACATCTTTTTCAGAATATTCTTCCCTGTTTAATAAGAAGTGAACCAGGTCATTTGTTTTAACCATAAACAAATCTTTAGTATATCTTGGGTCACGGTACCAAAACATTTCAGATATTTTAAAATCGTTCATGTTTCTTAATGACTGGTCGTAAATTTCGTAATAGATTTGGTCGTATCCGTTTGGTGTGGATACAACAATAACCTTACCACCCGTAGAAAGTGAGGCCATACACGCTGACCAGAAATCTCCGTCAGCCTCAATGAACGCCGCCTCATCAAAAATAAGTATAGTAGGGGTATAACCTCTCAACGCATCCTTTGATGTTGCAACCGCTTTTACTTCACAGTCGTTAGTTAGTTTAAAATGTCTTTGTGAATTTTTTTCTTTTGAAAACCCTATACCAACCCATGATGGCCATTGTTCTGTAAAACTTCTAATCTTATTAGCCATCTCCACGGATGTATCTAATTTGTTGGCAATGATTAGAATTTTTTCAGGTTTTTGTTTTTTAGCAAATACTAATTTTTTAGACGCCCAAGCAGCAGTAACCGTTGTCACACCTGCCTGACGATACTTCAAAGCAATATTTTCATTGTAAGAATCATAATCTTCAATAAGACTAACTTGGTCAGGAAATAAATCTAAGGGAACATACTTTGAAACCGTATTATCGTATGTTTGTAAGTAAGTACGAAGTGCGTAAGGAGTATTCCTCATACACTTCGTAACTTCTATAATTAATTGTTCTTTAGTCACTTGTAGAATTATTTAGGTCTCGATATACCCAAACTACTGAAGAAATCGTCAAGTCCGTCATCTTCATCTTCAGAATCGATACCTTCCTCTTCTTTGTAATCTTCAAATTCTTCTTTCATCGTCATAGCTTCTTTCATAATTTCTCTGAATCTCGCAGTTGCTTTTTTTACTTTTGATTCATCTTCAGAGATTGTGTTTCCTATGATTTCTAAGAATTCTTGAGCAGGTATTTGGTATAACAAGATATGAAACCAGTTTATTAGACCTTTATTTGACTCGTCGAATATTTCATCTGGCATCGCGTGTCTAAGTTTTTCCACAATTTCAGGTCCTATTCTTAATTGCATTGGTTCGTTAGATAATACATCTACAGCACCTCTCACTTTTTCACGAATATCAGGATTTTTAGAATGTCCGTGTCTTCCTTTAGCTTCTTCTAACCCTTTAATAATTTCATGACATAAAATTGGAAATATCATTCCTACCGCTACAATTTTTGTATCAGGTTGTTCTTCTCCTTCTTCACCACCACCTTCTTCTCCTTCATCGTCAGCATCTTCTAATGATACTTTACCAGCAACACCTTGACCTGATTGACTCATCATTTCAATCATTTGTTCCATGGTAAAATACATGAAGTCGTTAATTGCCATGATTCCTAAGTAATCTCCATATAGAGATGGGTCAATCGCATCTAATCTTGCTTTAATTGAAGGTTCTTGAAAGATGTAATGACCTCTTTTGGCAGAACCTTGAATGATTGCATTGATAATATTTCTTTTATGTTTTTCTAATTCTAATTCCTCTTCATGTGTTAAATCTTCAATATCAAAAGAAGGTATTTCTAATTTTTCTTTCTCATCATCTTCTTTATCTTCTGGCTCTTCTGGTTGATATCTAAAATCTGAAGTATCTGGTTGTTCTCCCAAATGTGGTTCAATTTGATACCACCCTTCAGGTACTTGTTGTTCTTGTAAACAAGCATCAACAGCTAACTGTTCAAGTTCATCTTTATGTCTGGCTTCAATTGACATGATATTCCTAAGCTTACCCATCATTTCATGGTAAATCATTCCTTGAACTTGTCGAGAGTTGATATTTCTATTACCTACAACTTCTTTTAACTTGTCCGCAACTTTACCAAATCTTTGGCTAACCAATCTTTGTACGTCAGCAGGACCCTTTCTCATTGCAGGATTTTGTGCATATAAACTGTCAGGACTAGCCAATTTTCTTTCCAAACTTGGGTCCATTCTTTCGGGTCTATTACCGTAATCTAACTGTTCTTTTAATTTTTTTGCCATTTTCTTATTTTTGTAAAAGTTTCATGATTGCATCAATAACCTCATCTTTCGCCTGTTCAGGTGAAACTCTCTTTGCCTTTGGTGATTCTTTCTCACCAGGATTTGGATTTTTACCAGGATGTGATGGTCTTGGTTTTTTATCAGGTGCTCCTGGCTTAGTTGTTGGTGATGTTTTAGGTTTTGAAGGTGCTGTTGCAGGGGCTTCAGACAAATACTTAATCAAATCACCTTTGGTTATTTTTGGTGGTAAATTTCTTTCAACAATTTTCATAATTTCGTTTTCTAAAAACAAAGATACGGGATTTTTTCCTTCTCCTAATTGTTTTTTTACTTCTTTTACACATCTTTCCCATTTTCTTGACTTTTTAGGTCCTACTTGAGAATGACAGATAGCCCATGGATTAGGCTTGTTTTTTGCTTCTTCAATAGATTCTATAGTACCAACCGCATTTTTTTCGTTTGGATTGTCTAAATCATCATCCATTCCATCAGGAGCTGATTTTTGAGGCATGTCTTGAGTATATTCACCTGAACTTGCATTGTCTTTATCAGCTTCTACACCACCCTGTTCATCAAGTTCTTCCTCATATGCGATGAACGATTGTTTTTTAGCCATAGCTTCTTTTTCTTGAGGTGAGCCTTTAGCAACTTTTAAAACTCCAGGTGTTGTTTGTTCACTTAACAAATCTTTAAACAATTTGTTATGTAACACATCAATTTGTGATTCAGTTAATTTACTTACTGTTTTGGCAGATAATCCTTTTTCAATTAATTGAAATGCTTTTATATTAGTTTTCATATACTACTTTCTTTTCGAATTCTAAAATTAAATCTCGTTCGTAGAGTTTATCTTTTATTTCTTGTTCTGTTTGTCCAAATCTAAATACCAATCTTTTTTGTCCTTCAGATTCTTCACTTTCCCAAGCTAATGCAACAACATCATCCATTGCATCTATCATAGAAAAAAAATCGGAGTTCTGAATCAATTCCAACTTTACATCAGTATTTCTCAGAACTCCTACCTTTTTAATATGTTTTAAATCGGGAGGAGAAGGATAACCATTTGACGGTTTACTTTCCCATGATTCCCCCCACACATCCAGATTATCAGAGAAAATTAATTCGTAAAGGTTGTCTCCTTTGTAATTAGGACCAAGACCGTTTACATAAATTAATTGACTCATATTACTAATCCTTCAGGTGATATTTTAACTTGTTTACCTTTATTTTCAAAAACCAAATTTTTCTTATTTGTAATTCCAATAAACTTTGATTTTACGTTCTCTCCCAAAAATTTCTTAGCAGCTAACTCTTGTTCAATAGTTTCAGTCATTTTAACAACAGAAGTCATTTGTTTTTTTGATTCTAATTTCAAAGAAATTTCATTTTTAGCCTTTTTTTCAGCTTGTTCTCTAATTTCTTTTTTTGTCATTTCAAAATACTTTGAAATCACTTTATCAACTTTTGATTCTTTAAATATGCTATCAAAAATTGCTCCGTGTGAATTTTCACCCATTTCACCAGCTGTTCCCATTTCTCCTTCTGGAGCCACTGGAACATCCATATCAGCTTGAATATCTTCAACTTCAGTATCATCTGTAAAATCTTCACCACCCATATCATCTCCACCTAAATCTTCAGTTTCTTCATCAAATTTAGATACAATATCATCTTTATCTTCTTCAGATAAATTTTTCAAATCTAAAGACGATAATACCATATTGATTACGTATTTGATATTTTCAGAAGTCATTCCTTCTTCGTTATCTAATGTTCTGATTTTTTGAGTTAATTTACCAGTAAGTTTTTGGATTGTTTTGAATGTTACTGTTTCTTCGTCAGATTCAGGAGTTGATTCTTCAGCATCCATTTCCATATCCACATCTCCTTCAGGAGTAGATTCTTCTGCACCCATTTCAATATCTTCAACACCTTCTGGTGCTCCTCCCTCAGCTCCCATTGCATCTGGTGATGGTGGTAATTCTGGTGAAGGAACCATCGGTGGTGCTGGAGGTGGTGCTGGTGGCATATCAGCGGCTGGGTCAGCAGCAGGCTTTGGTGTTTTTAAAGTAAACTTTTTTTGTTCACCAAACATAGAAACTTCTTCCTCATTTTCATTAAGTCTATTCAACTCACCTGCAACAAGATTTAATCTTTTTAATGCTTGAGAATATGATGAATAATATTTTCTATTTTTCATCGGCTCAATGTAATCTGTTTCAGACTCTGATATATTTTTTTTAATGATGTAACCTTGTCTTTCTTTTACGATTTCATAGGTATTACCATCAGCTAAAGTTCTATTATATTCACTCTTAGCAGTTTCATTTATATTAGATGGAGTTGTCTCGTTGAAACGAGCAATTTCCATAATTCTTCTTATCTTGTCTTGACCTTGAAGTTTTTCACTTCCTATTGGTTTTAAATCTGCCATATATTTTTATTTATATTTTTACTTTAATTATTTAATCCGTTAAAACCACCTAAGGTGATTGCGTTTAGCTGTGCGTATGGTACACCATCTCCATCAGTATAAATAGGGTGTGGTGCAACTGAACCAGCAGGTGCAGTACCACCACTAAATGAACCTAACATCCCAATAGTGTATTCATATTGAACATCCACCCCAATTCCACCAATTGGATAAATAGGACTAGATGTAGGTGTTGGAGTTGGTGTTACTGACGAAGTTTTTGTAGGCGTTGGAGTAACTGCAGAAGTTTTTGTTGGAGTAGTGCTTGGTGTTGGTGTAACTGCAGCGGTTCCTGTTTGTGTAGGAGTTGCAGTATTAGTTGGAGTTATACTCGGTGTAACTGTTGGCGTCGGCGTTGGCGTCGGCGTTGGAGTTTCTGTTGCCATTGTTTAATTTTTCTTTATAAATATATGATTATACCCAATTATTTATAGGTTTATTCGATTTTAGTCTCAATAGACAATTCTTTATCTTTAATTTTAGTTTTTTCGTCAAAAAGTTTACCAATGTGCCCTGACCTCCTCAAAAATTTGAATACCAAATTTTCATATGAAAACTCTCCGTCTTTATTAAGACCAGATTGTCTATAATCTTTTAATTTATCTTTTAAGGTTTTTAATTTATCAGCATTTTCTTCTGATTTAGCATCCTCAATTGCATCATCAATTTTATCAGTCCAACTTTTTATTTTATTTGTCAAAACTTCGTTATCAATGTTTTTATGGGTTTTAGTTGGTCTATGAATCCATTC